CCTTCGGGCGCATCTATGTGGTGCCCATAGCGTAGTCGGTTAACGCGCCAGATTGTGGATCTGGAGACCGTGGGTTCGAGTCCCACTGGGCACCCCACCAAAAAATCCGCTGTTGCTTTTGCAACGGCGGATTTTTTCTTTAAGTCCAGTGGGACTCGAGATAAAATGCATCTAAAATCTGCGGCAGCGCCGCAAATCGAAAAATCCCCAAAATCGGAATAGCGTCTGTGCGCAGGCACACCGCCCGATTCTGGGGATTTTTCTACTTCATTGGGGTTATTAGGGGCGAGCGGCCCCTGATTCGTGCCCGCGCCTCGAAAAAGCGGTGCTTTTCTGGTACTCTTTTGGCACGCAAAAGAGTACAAACATTCAGCTGTTCATCTGCTTCATGATACTCTTGATTTCTTCACTCGTGTACCCCTCTTTCAGCAGCTCATTCCGGATGGCGCTGTCACTCCGCCCCTGGCTGCGCAGGCGCGCCGCGCTGTAAGGCACCAGCGTCCCGCTGGAAACACCGCTCTTCCCGGCCGTCAGCCCGCTGCCGGAAAGACCGCTCTCCGCCTTGGCGCTGGCATTCGTACTAGCCTGCCGGGCACTCTGGGCCGCTTTCGACTGCTTGAGCGCCCACTCGCCCTTGGCAATGTCCAGCTTCTCCGAGGCAAGATCATTGCGGAACTGCTGCTGGCGCAGCGTGTCCTGATACTCCCGTTCGGCCAGCTCGTTTTTATATTGCTGCTGGGTCAGGCTATCCTGCCGCTGCAGCTCCTTCATCTGCTGCTCCCAGGCGGTATCGGCCCGGCTGGCCGCATAGGCCCGCTCACTGGCCGCCCGATTATAGCGGCTGTTGGCCAGATTGCCCGCCAGCGTGCCCAGGCCCGTGGTGCCCGTGATGGCCAGCTGGACCACATCGCCCAGGAAGCCCAGCACTTTCATGGTGCGGTTGAATTTTTCCTGCTTCCGGCTGGCGGCCTGCTGCTCCTGCGCCGCATAGTAGCCATACAGGGTGTCCAGCCGGTTCAGGTAATCTTGATACTGCCCGTAGTCCTGCGCATAGGCCGCGTTGTAGGCGTCGCCTTTCTGCTGCAATTGGGTGTAATAATCGGCCAGCTCATTGTTGTAGAGGTTCTGGTCGTTCTGTTCCCGGACACCCAGCTGGTCCAGCTTGGTCACCAGCTCCTCGCCGCCGCCCGTGTAGGTATCCAGCGCCAGCCGATATAATGTAGGGATGGCCTCACTCAGGGCCCCGATCTGCTGCTGGTAGGCCTGCTGTGCCACGCTGGCCGCATAGCTGGAGCCATAGCCGCCCGTCAGGGCTGCCGCCTGCGCGGCAGCATCGGCGCTGGCGTTGGTTGCGTTCTGGGTGTACAGCTGGGCGTACTGGCGGTAGAGCGGGTCCTGTGCGTAACTGTACTGGAAACTGTCCCGCCCCAGCAGGGCATCCATCAGCTCGTCCATCTTGTCCTGATAAGCGCTCTGGTACTGCCCCGGGCGGTTCTGCTGCCACTGCTTCAGGTCATTGGCCGCGTCCGTCACGTTCTGGGAGGGCCGGTACTCCGCCCCGGCCAGGGCGTTCTGCACGTCGGAGCGGCTGTTCAGGTCTGCCGTGCTGTAACTGCTCTGCGGGGCAGCCGCCTGCCGCGCCGCCTCGGCCGTTTTTTGCGCCTGTGCAAGCTGCTCTTCTTTCTTTTTGCTCATCTGTTCTGATCCTTTCTTAGGGGAGCTTCTGCAGCCGGGTGCGCAGCTCTTCGGAGAGATTCTCCGTATCCAGGTTGCTCAGCACATACTGCAATTGCTCCTGCATCTGGTACAGGTAATTCCGCAGGGCCCGGGCGTCGTCCGGGTCCATGTTCTCGCTCAATCTGGGCAGGCCGATCTTTCCCAGCCCCGTGATGCTTGCCATCGTTCAACCCTCCTTTCCGGCGGCAAAGATGCCGCCCTGTGCTTTTGCCATCGTCTTTGCCAGGCCGCGCAGGGTGATCTGCCCCGCCCCTTCCAGACGCAGCCGGAGCGTGCCGCACCGCCGGGGCACAAAGGGCAGGTCAATGCTCTGCCGCTTCGCCTCCACGGTCTTTTCCGCCAGTTTCTCCCAAGGGCCGCCGTCGTAGCTGACGCTCACTTCCAGTCGGCTGGGCACCTCGGCGTCCAGCCGCAGGGTCAGCCGGGAGAGATACTGCTCCTCCGGCGCGTCCATCCCGATGTCCCCGGTGGTCAGCGCAAAGGGGATGCTCTCCTCCACGCCGTCCGTGTTCTGTCCGTCCGGCTCCCGGCTGGGGTCGGCGGCCCAGAGGGCCTGCCCGTCCCACAGGTAGAGCTGCCCGCCCGTACCGGCCATCTCCTCCGCGCGGAGGTCTTCCTCCTGCCACAGCCCCCGCTCCGTGTCATACACCAGCAGCCGGGCCGTGTTTTCTTCCCCGCTGCCGCGGGAGAGACAGAGGTAATACCGCCCGTCCAGCGCTCCGCCCAGCGCCCGCTGCACGTTGGAGAGCCGGGCGGCATCCAGCGCCGTGGACACCTTGGTGGGCAGGCTGCCATCCCACGCCATCACCCCGTCTGCCGAGAGATAATAGAGCGTCTCGTTCAGCACGCAGAGGCTGCGGCCCGCATTCCGGGCCACGCCCCGGCAGCGCAGAGAGCTGAGCTGGAAATCCGAGGGCTTGGAGCCATAGAGCTTGTGGAGGGCATTTTCCTTGAAGAACAGTGCGTACCCCATGCAGGTGGCCGCCCCGGTAAAGGGGCCGTCACTGCCCACGGTCACGGCATAGCTGTCCGCCGCAATGCCACGGTAGGAGAACCAGTTGGTCGGGTCGCCCAGCTTGCAGGCGTAGATGACGTTTTCTTTGCTGGAGCAGCCCCACACCCGGTTGTCGCACTCAGTCACAAAATCAAGGTCGGGGATTTTCCGCTCCACCTGCACCGGGCCCTCCACGGTGTACACGGCCACCTCGCTGCCATCAATGCTGGTCCATTTGGCGGTGGTGCCGTTCTGGGCAAATTTCCCGTAGAAATGCGCCCCGCCGGGCGTTGCTTTCACCCGCAGCCAGTCCTCCTGCACCTCGTAGACGATGCGGTCCCCGTCCAGTTCCTCAAACTGGCCGCCCTGCTTTGCGGCGGTGCCCTGCACCGTCACGGTATCCCAGGCCCGGAACCCTTTCCCGATGCCCTCCGCCGTGACGCGGCAGTAGTCCAGCGGGATGGCCGACCAGTTGCCAGACACCGCGCTGTAAATTTCCAGCGTGCTGTCGCTGCTCCACGGGCGGCGGATGTCCTCCACTTTCAGGAACAGTGCTCCGTCCGCCGGGTGTTCCGGCTCGGTCCGGCCATATTCCTCCGCTTCATAGGTCCTGCCCTCGGCGTCGCAGGGGGCAAACTCCACCTGTTCCCCGCTCCACGCGGCCCCCAGCGGCTGGAGGGTCCGCTCTGCCGTGTCAAAGGCTGCTTTGTCCGGGAAGATCAGAATTTTTGTCCCGATGCCCACCAGCGTTTTTTTGCTGTCCGCCACGGCGTTTTCCAGCGTCACCGCCGCAGCACCCGCTTCGTCGGGCGTGTAGATCAGATCTTTTCCGCAGACGGTCAGCAGCCCGTTGAGGTGATACATCCCGTTCAGGTTTTCCACCTCTCGCAGCTTCCTGCGGGGCGTCCGGGTGCTCAGGGCCGGGAAATTCCGGGCCGAAAAATTGATGCCCGCGCTGTACTCCGCCTCCGAGCAGGCGTAGGTCTCGTTCAGCCCGCCAAAGGCCCGCAGGAGGGTACGGCTGTTCTGGATGCCGCTTCGGTTTGCCAATGTCACAGGTCCTGTTCCTCCTTTCACCAGCGCCACTGCGCCCCGGCCCGGGGCGGGTACCGCTGCCTCAGCCAGACGGCCAGCTCTGCGGCCAGCGCGTTATATTGGGACTGCTCCCCGGCATAGCGGGCCGTCTCGCCCAGAGCGGCGTCGATCCTGGCACAGAGGTAGTGCGGGTAGAGGGCATCAAAAGGGGCCGGGGCCAGCAGTTCAGCGTCCTCCGCCAATTGATCGTTCCATGCCCGGTCCGCGCCCACGGTATCGTAACTGCCTTCGGGGCAGTTTTTAAAAAATTTCTCCCGCAGCATCCCGTCCAGCTCCACCAGCCAGCGCTGCCGGGTGCGGGCGGTGATCTGGCACCCCGGGCGGAGCTCCTCGGCCCGGGCCAGTGCTTCTCCAACGGTCATGGTTTCCTCCTCAAGTGTCACTCATCTCCGCCGCCGCAATGCGGGCAGCGGTGCGCTCGTCCTGCTGCTGGCTGTGCTCCAGCACCTCGGCCACCTCCGGCGGCACCTCCACTTCCACGCCCCGGCGGATCTTATAGTTCACGCCGTTGACGCTCACAAACAGGTCTCCCTTGTAACGGCTGTTGTCCTTGAACAGCCGGATCCGAACATTTTCCATCTTCCATCCTTTCTGCCCTCTGCCACAGGGCCCGCACTTTTGTGCATTTTCAAAACTTTCGCGGTCTGGTGCCGTGGCCCGGCCTGCCAAGGGCCATCCTCCCTCTGTCGCTTGCAGCGCCATCTCCCTCCGGCCGGAGGGAGTCTTTCCTGCTAGGAAAGACTCCCCCGGCCGGGGGCGGGGGCACGCAAGGGCCGCAAGGGGGCCGGCTG